AAACATATTGCCAACTACTACGACAACGACAACAACGACGACAACGACGACGACGACGACAACGCTAAATCCTAACATATTTACTACTAGCTTTTATAGCGATAATATTACTGAAATATCTATTTTTGGAAATGTACCTGACCTTTGGGTAGTGAATGATGTTAATATCGATGAAATTAGTATCGGTAGTAGCTGCGAGGTTATAGGAGAGTTTGCGTTTTACGGCTGTGAAAATATTGCTGAAATAACTATTCCGAGCTTTGTCGATGCTATATGTGCTCGGGCGTTTAGCTCGATAAGTGCTGTGTCTGCATTGACTATTGAGTATGGAGTATCAGCTATTGGTGAAAATGCATTTACTGGTGATACTGCACTATCAGGGCGCATCGTCATACCTAACAGCGTTACGGTTCTAGAGACTGGGGCGTTTGAGGGATGTACTTCACTGTCTGCTATTGATATATCAACAAGCCTATCTCAAATTAAATCATACACATTTAATAGATGTACTGGTATGGTAGGAGATGTAGAAATTCCTTCAAATATATTACGAGTTGGTGATTATGCGTTTGACCGTAAGGCAGTTGGTGGGCAGTTGACGCTTAATAACGGCCTTACTGGTATTGGCTTTCGTTCGGGGTTAGGTAGGTTTACTGGAACATTAACGCTTCCAGATACGCTGGTCGAGATCGCAGAGCGTGGATTCGTCGACGGTTCTGGAACTGGTGCTGAGCAGAGCGGGAATTTAGTTATACCAGATAGTGTAGAGCGAATAGGATACCGGGGATTTTATAAAGCAAACATGTCAGGACAATTAACCATTGGTGCACGCTTAAGCGCAGGTATTGTTGACACAGGATGGAACAGTGCTAATATGTTTGAAAATTCGAATTTCAGCTCATTAGACTTAGGCAATAATATAACAGTCGTTGACTCTTATATGTTTAAAAATTGTAAATTTATTGGTGATTTGGACTTACCAGAGGGTTTAACAGAGACTAGAGAAGGTAGCTTTACTGGATGTACGGGATTGACAGGGAGCTTGACCTTACCGTCAACTATGTCTGTAATTGGTAGCGACTGGACAGGTTGTAACTTTAGTAGTGTCTCGTGTTTTGCTAATACCGCACCATCAGCCAATACTGTTATCATACCATCTACTGATATTTTTATACATGTACCTTCTGGTTCATCTGGATACGGTACTACATATGTTGGGTTGAGCGTAATTGAAGATTTACCGTAGACTTAAGTTGATATATCAACAATTTTAAATAATTATTTACATGAGGAAACTGACGATTGGCATGTGTTGCTATGATGATTATGAAGGTGTGTTTTTTACCATCCAATCATTGAGGATGTATCATCCCGAAGTAATGGATCAGGTTGAGTTTGTAATTATAGACAACCACCCAAATTCAAAGCATGGTAAATTGGTGAAAGAGTTTACAGGGCATATTAGACAGCCATTTCAATATATTCCGTTTGATGAATATAATGCAACGGGAATAAAGAACCTAATATTTGAACATGCAAAAACACCTTACGTTATGTCAATCGACTGTCACGTTCTTATAAGACCAGGTGCTATAAAAAAATTAATTGAGTATTATGATCAGGGATTAGATAAGGGTAATTTGTTGCAAGGTCCCCTTATACATGACTGCTTATCTTCAACTAGTACATTCTTTAATAAGAAATGGGGCTCACACATGATGGGTCAATGGGACCGTAATGAAAATTTAATTGACTATGATAGTGAACCGTTTCCTATTAACTCGCAAGGAATGGGACTATTTTCAAGCAGAAAAGAAAATTGGTTGGGATATAGCCCGTTGTTCCGTGGGTTTGGAGGAGAGGAGCAGTATATTCACGATAAATATAGAAAAGCCGGTAAGGAAGCTCTATGTTTACCTTTTCTAGGGTGGATGCATAGGTTTAATCGAGTTAATGGAGTACCATATCCAAATAAGCTCGACGAGAGGTATCGTAACTATATAATAGGGAGGATGGAGCTAGATATGGATTTTGATGACGTAGATGAAAACTTTAAAGACACACTTTCGGACGAAATAAGAAGCTCAATAAAGGCAGAGGTAGCGGGCTTGTTAGGAAATAAGGAGGTTGACATAAAAGCAGTAGCAGAAGCAGTAGAGACTCCTGTACAAATCAAAAGTAAGCCCACCGTCAACGTAGCAGATGTTATTAAAAGAGCTAGAGCGCAAAATTCATGAATAAGGATAATAATACCATAGTTAGGGCAGACATATCGTCAATTCTTAAACGATCTGGCATCGCACCGGGTGGTGAACCAGAAGACGTGCTATCTGCGGATGCAGTTGATACACCATCTTCCGTTGACGATGATCATTCAGGTAGGGATGATATAGAAAGGGCTTTGTATGAAGATGCGATGAGATCGTTACAGCAAAAGGCATTGCCTGCTATACTAGATAAATATAAGGGTACTACCGAAAAGCTGGTTATTTCCTTAAAGGAGGAGCTGGGTGAGGAAGTCTTTATAGCTCACTTTAAAGAGTTTCCATTAGATGTTCGTAGTAAATTAGAAAAATCTGATATGCGTATGCATCTTAGCCCATCTAAGGGCGTTCCAATCGATCCTAACTCACCACCTATAACTGACGAGGGTATTCAACCACAGCGCGGACGTACATGACGGGAGAGATATCTAGACAGGCTGCAGGCTGCAGCTTTAAAAGGATCTCCTGAACATCAAAAAGATTTGAACGAGCTTCATGAGCTAGCCGAAAAGGGTGATCAGGCTGCTATTAAAGATATTAAATACATTCAGGATGGCCTCAAGGAGGTTCCGAGCGAGTGATAGGGTCGATAGGCTTAAATATTACCCATAGCTGCTTCTACGGTGAGATCGTGTCTCATCGCTTCGAATCGCTCGTCTATATATTTTTGAAAAGCTAGAGGCTTGACCCATGCATTACTTTTAGTATCTAAGCCTAGCTCTTCGCATTTAGTTGAAACAAAGCCAACACCCTCTATTAAGCACGCCCATCTTGCCATCTCATCAATAGTCATTTCGTGTGTTTTACCGCTCTTGAGGTTAAATTTAATCTTCTTATTCATATATAATATATTATATCAGAGTTCCTCCTCTTTACCTGCCCGTAGTGAGTCATACATACTATTTAAACTAGGTTGATTAGTCTGCAGGACAGTTTCATAATCAACATCAACACGGAACGTGTTTCTGCATACGTCACACTTGAAGATATTATCTTTATTAATAAATAGCGGCTCTTCATAGGAGCCCTTACCACATGGGCATGTTACTTTAACAGTCTGCAAAGCTAACACATTACCTAACGCGTCTTCTAACTGAGAGACGATATTCTTTTTACGTGAAAGTGAATTAATTACAACAATAGCTAGGAAGTGACATATCAACGATGCTGTAAACCCCTTCCAAAAGCTATCAAAAAGCCCTTGTAATACAAACCCTATTCCACTACTCACCAATAACACTAAAACTAACGAAACAACAATCTTCTTCATATATAGATTGTATGCTATATTAGCAAATTATCAAGCTCTTCCGGTATATTTTTAATAATATGTGCACCAACTTGGTCTATTAAGTTATTAAGTCTATCAATAGCGTGTTTATCAGTTTCAGCATTACTCAAAGCATCTATACTACTCTTAACACCCACTAAATTAATATACATGCTACTTAAAAGCTCCTTTACGTCACCGATTTGATGAGGAACTTGCTTAGGCGCGTTGTGAGTCTCTCTTTCTTCTTTTTCGTTCTGATTTTCCTGTCCCTTTGTAGACATAGCATGCTGTATAGGAACTGATAAAAATGAAGTACTATAGGCCGGCTTATTACTATCGCTCATATTGTTATTTATTCCATGTGATTGTAAAAACTAATAAATAAAAAGCTATTATAGTATATAAATGAGTATACGAGCAATAAATAACTATATGACCAGGTATGAAAATAGATTTTTTAAGATGCTAGCTGAAGCTGATGAGTTTGATGAGGATCGCGATGCCATGGAGGCATCACTTGATGACGGAACTTCAGCAGAAGACTTCGATACACAGATGCCGGACCCGGCTGAAGCTGATGATGCAGCTATGCGAGCTGCTCAAGCCACTAGTGATCTTGCAATGCAGATGCAACAAGAACTTGAAGGGTGGGTTAGTGAGATGGATGCCTTCCTTCACAAGCTTAATGGTCAAGACGGTTCTATTCAGAGCGTATTGTCTAACTCAGAAGCAGATACTATTTTTGATCGCATGAAGCAGTCAGAACAGAGAAAAATTACACGTGTAGCTACAGAACTAGCTTCCCTTACTGAATCCTTTAGAGGTTATCTTGCACAGACCGATAATCCTCAGTTCAGAGGAGTTTAATTATTCTGATACTTTTTAATTTCAGATAATCTAACAATACCTTCGAGTCCTTCGAAGGTATTTTTTTTGCAAAAGTCATGACTAATTTCATCAATCTTACATGTCATAGCAATATCATTAAAATCCTTAAAGCGCTTGCCGAACTTTTCGGGCCATATAAACACCCTCTCACCTTGTTGAAGCAAGGCCTCAGTCTTGATAAGGGAAGCCCTATCAACCCACTGAGAGTCGAGTATCCACACGGCATCATAGAATTTAAGAGGGCCATCAAGCTGTTGTTTTTGTCGATCAGTGAATGATCTACCTTTTTCAGTAATACCTGCTACTGCTACAGAGTTCTTAACAAAGAAAGCATCCATCGGCCCTTCAAATACATATACCGTATCATAATCATTAGTTACTTTATCCACGTTGAATAGCGGTTTCTGCGCGCCTCCGCTTTTACTTAAGAACTTAGGCTTTGTTTTTTTATCACGGCTCAATACAGTCCTCGTTTGATAATGTTCAATTTGATGATTTTCATTAACAAACGGAATCACTAACCGGTTTTTATGAACTCTATCAGTTAACGATAGATAGAGATTATCAGGTCTGTTAATTGCTGTATCCAACCGTCTTTGCTTAATGAGATTGATAGTAGCCCTAACCACGTCGTTGTCTTTATAGTATTCAAGCTGTGACTTATCAGATAGGTTAATACTATCTACAGGTAATGACTCTGTATTAACAACTACCTTATGACTACTTTCGTCTAGTATAGTATCTACATCAGGAGTATAGTCCTTGAGCTCGTTAATTATGACTGAGTCATCAACACCTGACACAGTCTTTATCCACTTAAACGGCTTACTAGACCATCCACAGTTATGACAATATATATTGTCGTTCTTCGGGACATAGTAACATCGCCTCTTCTGACCTCGCGAGCCTCCCTCTCTACACACCGGGCAACCACATTGATAAACGTGGTTGAACTTATTAAACATAGGCCTATAACCAAGTTCGTAGAACTTTAAGACCACATAATCCTCTGGCAGTTTCATGAGAAAAACGTCTCGAGCTTATCACGGAGGAAGAACAATGTATGCCATGACTCACGATTATTTAAAATCCGGTCAAAATTCCTCTGCTCGCACTCACTTATAAACATATCCCAGTCTCCCGTGATAGGTGCATCGAGCTGTTGTTGGTAGTATTCAACTTCATCTACGAGCTCAAAAACTTTATCTAAAGAGAATAGTGAACGGTTGGTATCAAATATCACTTGCTGATCCTCTGTTAATACTTGTGAACCGTCTAAGAACTTACGCGTCCTTACCTTACCGAACCCTGGGATCCCCGGCACGTTATCCGACTTATCGCCTTGTAAGCACTTAGCTTCTAACCACTGCTCGCGAGTATATCCAGTCATTTCCTCAAACGCGCTATGTGTATATTCTTTTTTACGTATAGGATCGAATAGTACTGTCTCTGTATCAACAAGCTGTAAGAAATCTTGATCAACTGAGATGATCACCTTGTTACCCGGATACGTCTTACAAATATATGCAACAATATCATCTGCCTCTAGCTCACGCGGAAATATTGACGGTAAGCCTAGATACGATAACATCGACTTAATAATATCGTTATTTGCAAACGGTGACGGGTCGCTGGTCCTATTACCCTTATACCCTTCAAACTCAATCTTACGAGAGTTAACCTGATATTCTAGCTTTTCATCCCATACCACAATCGTATCGGTAGGTTTGAACCTATTTACATATGAGTAAATAGCATTCAGGGTAAAATATATATGTAGCCCGGATACATCATCCGACCCACTACGCTTCGATTGATTCTTCGCTGTCCAGAACGTGCGATGTAGAAGATTGTTCCCGTCTATTATTAATGTTTTCATTTTTTTCGTACTGCGCTACAGACACTCCAACAACATATGTAGGAGCACGTTCGACATACCTTATTATATCAGAGTTCCTAGCTGTGTCAAATGACTCAAAAGGAACATCCCGGTTTTCCATTGTAGGCACCGCTAAGAAGCAGTGAGATGAATCAATCGATTTAATAAAAACCAACATCTCACCGGCATATACACCAGTTTCAACAGCATATATATCACCTTTAACTAACTCCTTACTCTTCATATAATAACAATTGCAGGTATCGTAATAATGACGATCTCAACGCATCCTTACTCATTTGACTATCCTCTGAACGTATTATTACCGTATCGCCCTGCATATCATACCCTATTAGTACAAAGCTACTTAAAAACTCCTTGACAATACATCCTAATGCATTGTCAATATCAACACCCTTATCATATGTACTATCATGCTCAACTCGCATTTTTTTAATTTCCTCGAGCAGGTTCTGTATATCACTATCTGACAAGTTCTCTTTTTCGTCCATAAAATTATTTATAACAGCTATGTTGCTTGTGGTATACCTTTATGAAATAACGTTGTTATTATTACCTCCATCGACGAAGTCTTAACAGAGAAGTTTCGCGGGAAATATTGACCACCATCATTAAATTCAAACATTTCCTCATTGAAGTCTTTGTTTTCATAGCATGTTATAAAAACAGACGTGTTACCCGGATCGATCATAATAGTCCACTTCCTAGGATCTCCCTGTGAGTAAATATCACATATTTTCCAGGTTACGAATCCAGAGTCCTTTAAGCGTTTAACAAAATATGATAGTGTTGTTATTTTATTTTTTGATTTCGATTTCATTGAGTTAGTGATGATATTATATACTTTAATTTAATGTCAGATGAGTTATTATCAACAACAAGTACTCCGTACTCAGTATTAACGCTGCAGTTATATGTATTATCTATATGTGATAACAATCTAATATTATCAAAATTAATTGATATTGGCTTCAAATCAAATGATGCTTCATGCACGGTTAGTGAGTAATTATCAGTATTATGTCTAGCCCTGTCAGTGAGATCTGCTTTAAGTAGCTTATCTTCTGTATAGAAATATACTTTATTAGTCTCTGAGGCAAACGTACTACCCTTCAGCAAGGCCTGTATAATATCTTTTGAGAGTTCGAATTCAACATCAAACTCAAAACCTCTAATCTTGTTAACATTAAGACCAGGCTTAGCAAGGAAACCTTCTTCGAACAGATGATACTTAAACTTAACATCACTGCCTTTATACTCTAAATTGTTGGAGTTAATAATTAATACGAACTCTTCACAGGTTAAAGTGTCGAGCACTCTTTGCAGCTTCTTAATATCGGGAATATTGATAGTAGTTGTAATATCAAAATCTCCCTTAAACTCCGCCAATAACACGAGAGTGTTATCAGCTGATGAAATAAGAGCCTCTATACCGTTGGATGTTATTTCGAAAATTGCACTATCGTTTATTTTTGAAACAGAATCCAAATATCTTAAAAATTCATTGCGGTTTTTTATTCTTAGCTCTCTTGGCATTATAATTTGATTTTATACTATTATCTCGAATTTCAACTAACAATCTGTTATTTTTCTCAAGCAGTTCAATTACTTTATCTACCTTGTTAGGTTCGGTAAGATCAAACTCCATCTGGTTAGGGTCAACTAGTACAGTCTCTTGAACTTGAGCTAGTTCAGCCGCGGCCCGGGCCGGGGTAACAGCTGCCGGAGCAACCGGCACCGCAGCTGGTGCTGCGGATTGGGCTGATACTGCTTGAGATGGTCTGTTAGGTGGTACTTTTTGTGGCGGTGCGCCTTCCTGTTGAACAGGTGCTCTTAACACCTGCTCAAATTGATCCTTAATTTGAGTGGATCTAGGCTGTAGCTGCGGTGAACTACCAACTAACATATCGTCAGTTTTTTTAGACTCGCCATACATCTGCCCGGTAAACTGCAATAGTGCATTTTTTTCTTCAGGTGTCATCTTACAGATCTTTTAGAAGTTCATCGATATCAATGTCATCATCTACTACAGTACTGCTGCTCTCAGCTACTACACTTTCAACCACTGGGGATGGTCCGGTAGGAGCTGCAACTACAGGACTACTGACCGGCTCTGCACTCGGTGCATTAGCCCCTACGTAGAAGTGATCATCTAGCATTTTAACTAACTCGTCATAAGATTTGAGATTGAATACTTTTGCAAGATCAAACACCCCATCGTATACCTCCTTCTGTTGATCTTCAGTAAGGTTCAGCTTACCAGCAGTAGTAAATCGAGATGATACATATGTAGGATATTCGCCTTGCTGCTCAACCTTAATCTTAAAGCTGACACCTTCAGAGCCTAAATCAAAAATCCTCTGACCGAACTCCTCTGCATCCTCGCCTTGAATTGCTTCTGATATGATCTTATGTAACTGCTTACCGTATCGCAGGATCTTAACCTTACCATTATTATCCGGGTTCTGTGGATCATCTACTACATATACATTAACCAACCACTTCTCCATACGTCTGATAGTGTTAGCCATTTCTTTCTCTTCGTCTGACCCAACTCTAAGAGCCTTAAAGCGAGCCTCTGAAATAGGATCCCTCTCACCGAATGTAGTAGGGGAAAGGGCTTGTACATATTCACCTGTACCGAAGGACGTCCATCCTTGATTATAGTGATGAAAGAATGTATTCTTTGGATCCGGTGCGTATGGTAGAAGCCTAACAGTATATGTGTGACCTGGTGTGGTTTTCATTATCTCGGTATAAGAACCTCCACTTGTATTTTGTACTAGTGCGTCCTTAATGGACTCGAACATCGATGCGTTAAATGTATTGCTCATAATATTTGTTTTTTTAGTTTTTAGTTTTTAGTTTTTTTTCAATCAACAAGAAGCTCTTACTTACAACATCCTTAAGACGTGTCGATTTAAGGAAGTTAACTCTCGTATCATTTATAATAATATTATAGTCAGGTACGAGAAAATCAAGCAAGTCTGTACCGATTTCTTGAATTTTTTTACTACACCCTAAGCCATGTAGTGTATAAAAGTTAATTTTATGTTCCTTTAGGTGCTGTAATGTGATAGGAATGTTGCTTTCTGATAGTGTTTTATATTCGTCGAGGGTTATACCTCTTTCTACACAATAATTATAAATGAACGCGCAACACTTCTTACATCTATCAACAACCTCAGCACTATCCGGATTTTGCTGCTCTCTCTGCCTCAAATAATTTGTGTAACATTTTAATGAGCGGCGAGTAGTATAAAACCGCAGATCAAAATGACTATCTTTATCGTATACAAAGTATGGAGCTTCAAAATAAACATCCATATTAATGTTAGGATTTCTTTTAAAAAGCCCGTCAAGCTTTTTAAGTAGTACGTAAATTTCCGGGTCAAGGTTGGTGAAGTTTTTTCTGAGCTTGAACGGCTTATTTTTACTCTTTCTACCAGCCACTAAAAAAGAATTATATATACATTTCTCTTTCTCTGTTATCATTTATTACGTAGGTTCAAATACTTAGTTATATATTTCGACTTGGTGATCGAAATATCGTAGTCTAAGAATATTTTAACTACTTCATAGTCAGAATCAACTCCTAATAGCTCTTTTAGTACAGATTTTATTTTTTCGTCGTCTAGTACTAGTATAAAAACGTTCTGCAATGATAATCTTTTACCTCTTAAAAGAGAGCAATAAGTACAAAAGCAGAGAAGTATATGTTCGCTTTCTTTGTCTATTATACTCTGTGAAGGGCTTACTGATGGTTTTACATACATTGACATAACGTCTTACTAAAAGCTAGAAAGGTATCTGTTATACTACCAGCGGCTACGTCATCGCGTCCTGACCCACTACATAACTTTTCTGCTAAAATATTTACTTTAATATTATTATTTTTACTTCTTCTAAATAGAACCGTTCGAGTTTCAAGATTTACTACGATTGCTACTTCCGCACTATATTTTTTAAGCGCTAAATTGGCAATATCGTTCATTGCATGATTCGCGAAACAACTTACAACTTTACTATCCTTTATTACACCAGTAAAAAACTCTGTATCGGTCACCGCCTCTTTTAGTCTATTAAAATAAAGCTTAATAGAATTTTTTTCATGAGCGTCAAATTCAGAAAATCCGTGCTCGTATCTCTTTATAAACTTATCAACCTTAGGTCTGTTGTACCCCATAAAAACAGCATTCAGCTTAATTGAATTAGATATACTTAGTGCATTACTACAGTAATCGCCTGCCATATTATACAACAGCTGCAATTCATCACTGCACTGTCTTGATAGCTTATCTAATAAAACTTCAGTACATGAACTCTTTTCAGCAAATATTGTTTTTGCATGCTTATATTCTTGTTTAATATTATAGTTGTCCACTATAATAACTCTTTCGTTGTCTAATAATTGCGAGATTTTATCTGGGATTATTAGACCAATAATAAACACCTTGTCATAGCTGCTAAAGTTATCAATCACCCACCCTTTAAGTAGTCCTGGGAAGTCATGACTATTAGCCTCTCCTGTAGTTAGCTCACATTTAAGTATATTTTTAAGTGCGATTGCCGAGCATGCCCCGTCCAGACTACTATTAACCCATGCAAACACCTTCATATACTTATAATATATAGTCAGGATGTGAGAAATTTCAAGCTCTAATGTTTAATTGCTAAACGATTGTAATGATCTAAATACCTCATCATCACCATCTTCACCTATATCGTCCTCTGTCTGAGTTATTGAGAGTGTATTGTAGTCAACTCTCATAGCCTGAGTAGAGCCGCGAGGACCGTATCTATTCTTCATCATCCCCATCCTAATAATATCCATCTCCCTGTCTTCTTCGTTCTGGTAAATTGAACATATACAGTCTGCAGTAGCAGCTAAACCTATAGATTCAGAGATGGTAGCGAGTTCAGGATTGTCCTGATCGAATCCGGAGCGGTTAAGCTGTGTCGCAGATATTATAGGACATTCAAACGTGTATGACATAGCACGTACTTGTTCCGTTACGTGTTTAATACGCTCATATGAGTTATTCCCAATAGTAGAGTGGAGTAGATTTAAGTAATCGAGCACGATGGCATCGAGCTTAATGCCCTGATCTTCAAACTTCTTAATAAATGCACGTAGTTGATTGACTGTAATTGTAGCAGGTGGAAACTCCTTAATGAAGATCTTACCCTCCTCTTGATTGATTACATGTTTAATAGTTGGGCCGTTCTGCTTGAGCTCGCGCATTGGTATCTTAGTGGCGTTAGTACATATACGCTGTGCATATAACATCTCTGACATTTCTAATGTCACTAGCAGAACATTCTTACCTTGCTGTGCTATATTATGCGCAATATTACCGAGAAATATTGACTTGCCAATATTGGTCTCACCAGCAAATACATATAATGACTTACCATTTTCTAGGAATCCGCCTCCTAAACATTCATCTAACCACTCCCACTTTGAAGGTATAAATCGCTGCTCAGCATTTAGATCATCCACTAATAAGTCGATATCATCATACATATTAAATCCTAAATCTGTAACAAGGCTGATGTTACATGACTCTTCGAATTTTTGAAGTACATCTGATGTGTCGACCTCGCCCCTTGCTACATCTTCTGCAACATTAAGCATAGTATGATATACTGACTTTTCCTTGAGGAACTGCTCAGTGTTATCATACAGCTCATCCTTATCTAAGGTTTTATCAATACTAGAAAACGATTGTACTAACGTCTTAAACGATTGCTTCTGCTCATCAGTAATTAAGTATGATTTAATCTCTGTAATCGTAGGTAACTTATTACGCTTTTCCGTAAAGTCCTTTACGATTTTAAATATACTTGCGATATTTTTATTTTTAAAATACTCCGGCTTAACTATATCTGCGATTGAAGCTAGATACCCGCTATCAGTTAAGGACTTATATATTACGACATCCTCAAACGTATCTAGATTTAATCTACTCACTACTATAGTATAGTATTGGATGCGCGCAAATCAACTAATCTTTGAAATATGGTATAAAATCTTTTGCAAAGAATTGAAAAACGCGAACGCTGAGGAACATCATATATGCCACACACTTCCAGTATATTGAGTTACCGGCTTGCATATACATATGATCGAGGAAGATTTGATCTGCATCTTCATTATCAATATCGAACGCGGTATAGTGTATGTCGTGTATCTTACAACTCTTATTAAACTTTTCACTGAGAGCTACCCTAAACCAATGAGGCATGCATGGCATACCGCAATAACAATCACATTCAGGTAGTACTGCTCCTGTTTCTTTAGTTAGTCTCTTAAACTCTCGATCTAAAAAAGTATCCACATCCATGACATAATTATTTAGTATGTCTGTGTTTGTTAATAAACCAATCCTGACCTTTCTCAAACTCAAGTGTAAATTCTCTTAGACCGGGAGAAGCGTGTGTAATTAAGACGTCACTTACACCTACCTTAAATTTAGCCTTGTGCGCAGACATACTATAGTCAATATCATACATATGCCATTTAGCAGGGCATTTTTCATCAAAACGTATCTTCTCAAACACCTCACGTTTAATAGCCATGAAGACTCCATCTACTATTACAGCTCTGTGTGGGTAAGGTCCAAATGATGTCATACCTTTAGCATTATCTTGTAAGTGGGCTACTGCACCATGAAGATTACTACTACCCATACCACCACCCATAAGATGCCATAAGACCGGCTTCTCAAGCTTACACTCTGTCGCACCAGCAACGCCAAACATATCGAACCGATTGAAGTTCTCGAGTAGTTTAGCCTCCGTAACGTTTTCTAAAATGACATCATCGTGACATAAAACTAAATAATCAACACCTTCCTTTACACAAAAATCAATTGCTTTGTTATATGCTTTCGCAATTGACATTTTGTTACGTTCTTTAAAGTAAACCTCAACACCGTCTATATTTTTACTAGTCTGATATAGTAAACAGTCCTCTTTATTGCCTTTCGTAAGTGAAAAATAAAATACTTTCATATGAATAAAAACGGTGACTTAATACTGAACGTACCTACCTTATTAAACCTGGTGGTTTTTTTATTTAACTTTAAGATAGTTCCTTCTGGAACCTCCTTATAACCTTTACCGGGAAGGGTCGAATAATCACCCTTGCTATTATAGTGTAATAAGGAACCACACCTCACAAGATACACGTCGCTCGCTTCACAATCAATGATAGCAAGTGCAAATGTTCCTTGTAGCATCTCAACCGCTTGCTTTATATACTTAACAGGTTGTGGAGTTTTATCGCTATTAGTATCACTAAAATACTGTAGCAATTCCGGTATAAGTGATGTGTCGACCGGGTTTGCAGGTGACGGCATGCACCATTTAGTTAGCTCATTCACGTTAGTAATCACCCCATTATGAAACACCATCCAAGATATAGATTCAAATGGATGTGACGTAGAATAATGCCACTTTCTCATACTTGATGTAGGTGCCTGTACATGCCCGGTATAGTATCTAACCTGTACCGAGCTAATATTCACCTTATCCAGGTCAATGTCGCCCTCTTTCTTGAGTATCCATTGATCATCATCCACCAGCCTTACTACACTGCTAGCGAAATTACCCCTCTCCTTATTAGCTTCATATAACACCTCAAAAGTAGAGGAGTCGGTTGATCCAAATATCGCACACATTATAGATTATTTACTTGCAGTTTTGAATTATTCTCTTGTTCTTTTGTATCTCTTATGCTCTCAATTAATGCCATAGACTCATCTTCATGGCCGTAATATAGTCGCCTTTCACGTGGAATTCGCCAAAAGAAGTCAAGTTGTGAGGTTGCGCTATCGGTTGCAAAACAACTATGCGGGTAATCAACGCCGTCCCCCTCATACGGATGCTTCATCCATTTCTTTCGTTGTTTTTTTACTTTCTCAATACCAACACCTTTTAGTGTTTTTTGGCCTAGTCCCTTTATTTTAAACAGGTCGTTATTTTCTTTAAATGGTCTCATAGCGGCTATGCGATTAGCTGTAGTTTTACCAATACCTGGTATTTTACACAGCTCTTTTTGTGTAAGTGTATTAAAATCCTTATAATTTAGCTTCATTGGTATAAATATATTATATGAGCGACTTCTGCAAATTCAACGATATTTATGATAGACTTAGCGTTTTAGATGAAAGTGTTTCAAAAACCTTTCCAGGCCTTAAGCAACCATGGGGAAAAGCGGCTAAAGAAGCGCGCAGTATCGGTGCTAGTGCACCTACTAGAGAGGCTAAAAGCGCTATATTAAATATTATTGTAGGTTTAATGTCAGATCGTATTGGTAGAGAGCTAACCTCTCAGGAAGAGAGAGATTTATTGAGATTTAGGAACATTCCATCACAAAAGCCTCTAGTTGATTTCCTACAATCACAAGAAATTGACGGTCATAAATATGCAAGTGTTATTAATGACGCGTCACCTGCAGATATTGAAAAAGCAGCGGTCGGTACAGGTATTGCTGATCCGGTTGAGTTTCAAATTGGTCAGAGATCTGATCAGCGTAAGGAGGTATATAAAAAGAGAGCAGAGGCTAGAGCGGAGGCCAAGGCAGAGGCATCGGCCATGGCTGATGCTGCGCAAGACGGAGGTGATGATGAACTTGCAAATAGTCTAGATGAGGTTGGGGATGTCTTTAGCGATCTTACTGCTAGTATTGATGCATCAAAGGAAGATCCAACGCACCTGGTCGAAATTAAGATCAGCGACGCGTCCTTTGCTGACGAAGTTAAGGCGGTAATTGCTAAGTACGCTAATAAAGATGGTGTTGAAGTGAGTGGAAATACTGTACAGTTCTCAGCCGATCCAGGTTCGCCTATTGCCACTATTGTCGGTAAGGTTGGTGTTGGAGCTGCAGAGAAAGCATTGCAGAAGGACATTGGATCAATTACAAATAGCGCTGTAGTTATTATACCACCTGATAGTGATGCGGCTATTGAGGATGGTGAAGAGCATAAGGATGAGGTGGTTGTTGGAGCGATGGTTTTAGTTAATGGTGAGTGGTATGCTGTTGATGCAGTTGATCATGAAGTAAGTACGGTAATATGGGCATCAAATAAAGATGGTCAAGAGTTTGAGTTTACTTTAGATGATATTGAGAGTGTGGATACATCTAGTGTTGAAATCTTTACTGACCCACCAGTAGAAGATGCAGAGGAGACAGTAACCGAGTCATACACATCTATGTGGATGACAGATCAAAGGGCAAGTGATAAAAGGAACGTCAAGCCTATTGTAGAGTCAGTATCGTTTAAAGATAGATTTAAACCTACTACAAGTAAGCAACTCGAAGAGCTTAGAAGATACGGTTTGTAATTTAATTAAATATACTAGTCTGATATGAGTCAAAAAGATGAAGATATTAAGGCTATAATAGCTCAGACTATTACTGAGTTACATGCCAATAATGCTGTACAGGTACAGAAGCCAAAAACTCTACAGGGCTGGATTTATGTTATTGGTGCTGTTATTGGCGGTGTTGGCTTTTTAGGAGCTGGTGTTATATATTTAAGTGAAATCGCAAAGCATGCTGACGCTCCACATCATGGTGGTGTAGAGGTGCTGGTTCAGAAGTTTTCTGATGTACAGGAATCTCATACAAACGATAGAGATGTTCATAGAACTGATGCTGAGCTACAGCTGAAGCTAATGAAAGAAACTGCACCTATCAAAGAGGATTTACATGCAATTAAAATGGATGTTAGGGAGATTCAGAGGTCAGTTGACATCCTAGTTGAGGATAATAGACGAAAGCGTGAGTGACAAATAGTATTGTTCTTATTGAAATTATAGTTTTTTTGTAATAAATATTATAACACATATATAATATGACTTACGAAACGTTTAAAGCTCTTATACAACTACAGTCCCTGGCACTAACTGTTCCCCTAATAGCACTTTGTGGTGCTGTATTGTGGGAGATTCGCAAACCTGGTCAAGACGTTTGCTGGAAGGATGATAAAACGATGGGTGAGAAGAAGATGTGCTGGATACTAGTAGGTCTCTTCTTTGGATTTTCTGGTAAGATAATTGAATCTATTTGGTGGGCTATTCCATGGACACTTGACTATATAGAACACCCAGCTTGGTCCACCCTTAATAGTCTGGGTGTATTTTTTAATATTGTATTTAGACAAGTCTTCTTTACAATATCAGCCTATTGTCACTTAAGAGCATTTACATCACCAGATAAACTGAGTAACGGTCTTAAGACTGTACATTGGATACTAGGAATATCCTTAATAATGGGACAGCTCTATATGATCACTTTGTTGGAAATTAAGCCCTTAAATGAGTAGGTTTAATATAAATAATAATATGCAACATAATACGTGGAGTAAAGACAGGGATGATCTAGCATCATTGACGCACTCAGTGATCACAGAAGGTTCGACTGATCCAGATGCTGATTATTTTAAAGCCCATGACGAGTTGCCTGAGTCACAGGATGATTTAGATAACTTCAAAGCAAATAAATCAGAAGATGCTGAGAATCCAGAAGTCTTTCAACTACTAGCAAGTGTCGGAGAGTTAGATGCTGTTAGTATGGAAGAGTTCCTTCACGGTCTAGCTAATATATTTGACGATCCGGATGTAACTGATCGTGCATTTGAGCTTACCTTCGGTCACATTGGTGATGCTTATGATGCCTTTAAGAATAGAGCAAGTAACTAAGTAAGGAGTTTTATGAATAAGAACGACATGTTAAATATTGGTGATATTGCATCAAGAATAATCCTCGAGGATTGCGGACATTGCGCGGAGGACACGGATGAAGCGCTTAGACATACAGAGGATGCAGAGAGTAGTGTTGATGAGTCCTTAATAGATGAGATTCGTAAGTATCTCGATGATAAGGGTGCAGCAATTAATAAGGAGATGGAAGCTCGTCAGGCTGCTGGTGAGAATGTCTTTTGGGGAGTACCAGCTACAGAGGGTATTATTGAAGATCTTAAGCAGTATGGTATGAATGGTATCAAGTCATTAGAAGATTTTAAAGCATCTGAAGCTGCTAATGAGTATAGTGATGCTTATAAGTCTGTTAATGGTATTAGACCACGTGGATATCACTGGTCAGAACATAGTGCTGACGAGTGGGATAAGATTATTGATGACTTATATGAGCAAGCTAGAGAGTCTGAGCCTGAGAAAGAAGAGCCATATGAGCATAAAAACAGTGGAGAACCTGTTAATAAAATGGCTAGCGCCTTTTCTGCAATAGGGGAGAGTGTTAGACCTTCATCAGTATATCAGGACATGGCACAGCTATATACTGAGAGTGTACAGAGTAAAAAGTGGTAGATTTATATTTCTTTACAACCATGCTGCCTGTATAGCTCATCTAGCTTATCTTGCTGAATATACTTGATCGGATCACAATAACCTGCATCAATAAAGCCTTTTACGCGCATACTACTTGATGGTGTGGTAGCATCTGCTAGCCCATCTTCTCTGCTAGAATAGCATGTCCACGTCTTAGAGAAGTCGACACCTAGTCTTACACCCTCCTTTACAATAGCTGCCTTGGACATTGTCAGCAACGGTGCTCCTAGCGTTATCCTATGTTCTCTGTTGAGAGCAGTTAGGTT